GCCCGTAGTCATCGCAAACACTAGGAAGGAGGTCAGCCATGGCGACGATTCGCAGTTCTATTGAAATTCAAGACCGCTTCTCCAGCGCACTATCCAAGCTGGACAGTGGGCTGGGCAATGCCGGTAAAGGATTTGACTCGCTCAAAGGCAAGCTCGGTGGCAATATCATGGGCGGTTTGAGTAAGGGTATCGATGCGGTCACCAGCAAGACCTCCTCCCTTGGTAGTGCATTTAAGTCAATGCTGGGTGCCAATGTGATTGGCAATGGTATCAGCAATGCACTTGGTGCAGTCAAGAACGAGATTGGCGGACTGATCGGCGACCTCGGTGAGGCTTCTGCAGTGTGGAAAACGTTCGAAGGTAACATGGCAAACATGGGTAAGGGGCCGGCTGAAATTGCATCTGTTAAAAAGCAGTTGCAAGACTACGCCACGGAGACCATTTACTCGGCGTCTGACATGTCCTCCACGTATTCCCAACTGGCGGCTGTCGGGACAAAGAACACCACTGAGCTGGTTAAAGGGTTCGGCGGTCTGGCCGCAGCAGCTCCTGAGCCAGCCCAGGCCATGAAGACGTTGAGCCAACAGGCCACGCAAATGGCTGCTTTGCCGACCGTCCAATGGGCTGACTTTAAGTTAATGCTGCAACAAACCCCTGCGGGTATTGCGGCCGTGGCCAAGACGATGGGTAAAACCACGTCACAATTGGTTCAAAACATTCAAGACGGCACAGTTAAGACGCAGGATTTCTTCAATGCGATCACGAAAACTGGTACCAGCGGCGCGTTCACGAAAATGGCGACGGAGTACAAAACCGTTGGTCAAGCCATGGACGGACTGCGGGAAGGTGTGACCAACAAGCTCCAAGGGGCGTTTGACCGGGTTTCCAAGGTCGGGATTAACGTCATCAGCAGCTTGTCTGACAAGATTGCGTCGATTAACTTCGACCAGATTGCTGATAATGCGTTTAAGGCGTTCGCCACAGCTAAAAAGTGGGTCACTGATTTCTGGTCTGCGTTGGTTGATACCGGTGCAGTCAAGGCTCTCTCTGACGCCTGGGGTGATGTGTCGGTTGGCTTGGATTTCGTCAAGGCCGCGTTCAATCAGATACCTGATGGCAAGAAACTCAACCCGATCCAGATGGCTGCTGAAGGTGTCGGCAAGGCGATGAAAATTGCGGCCAGTGCTATCAGCGCGTTTGGTAAATGGCTCCAATCCTTGACGCCAGAACAGCTGGTTATGATTAAGGATCTGGCTGGCAAAGCAGTTAAAGCATTTATTGCCTGGAAAGTCGCTAAGAAGACTGTCCTGCCTGTAGTCGGCATCGTGGCCAAGTTGGCGAGTAAGCTGTCGTCTCTTGGCAAAGCCGGCAAAGGTGCGGAGGATGCCGCCACAAAGGTCGGGAGCCTGAAACAAGCTCTTGCCGGCGGTCTCAATTTTGGAATTAAGATGGCGGGCATTGCGCTAGTTGTCGCGAGTCTCGCTCTGCTGGCTAAGTCGATGCAAGGCATTGCCAATGCTGGTCCGAACGCTGTCACTAATATGGCGACATTCGGCGGTGTTGTTGGTGGACTGGCTGTTGTGCTGGGACTCATGGGCAAGAAGCTCCAAGCGAGTGCCGGCGGTATTGCTGTATTTGCTGGCGCGGTTGGCGGGATGGCTTTGGCTATGACCCCGCTGGCGAACACTGGCGAAAAGGGCGTTGCTGCGATGATCACGTTTGGCGTGGTCGTTGGTGCGCTGGCTGGCGTATTTGCTCTGCTGGGCGGCAAACTTCAAGCTAGTATGGCCGGGATTGCAGTGTTCGGCGCGGCAGTCAGTGTCATGGCATTAGCGATGGCACCGTTGGCTGCGACGGGTATGCAAGGTGCTATCGCGATGGCTGCATTTGGTTTGGTGATTGCTGGTCTAGTGATTGTCTTCGCCGTGTTTGGTGGTGCATTAACGGCTGCTATTCCAGCGATGCTGGTATTCGGTGTCACGATGTTGATGCTGGGCGCGGCGGCGTTGCTGGTCGGTGCTGGCATGTTCCTCGCTGGTGCTGGGATTGCACTGATTGCAGTCTCATTGCCACTGGTGGCTCAATTTGGGCTGTCGGCTGCGGTCGGGTTCCTAGCGTTAGCTGGCTCACTCTTGTTGCTTATGCCGGCAGCGCTCATTGCAGCAGTCGGTCTGACTATGCTGTTCGCTGCCAGTATCGTGGCCTTTGCAGGTCTCGTTATGCTAATGGCTGGCGGGCTGCTCGCTATGACTGGACTCATGATGGTGATGATCGGCGGGATGATGGCAATGGTGGGCTTAATGCTCGTCTTTGCAATGTCCATGCTGGCTTTCACCGGATTAATGATGGTCATGATGGGCGGCATGATGGCCATGATGGGCCTGATGATGGTGATGGTTGGTGGCATGATGGCGATGGTCGGACTGATCATGGTCTTCACGATGGCGATGATGGCCTTCGCAGGGCTCATGATGCTCATGGTTGGCGGCATGATGGCCATGGTTGGGTTAATGATGGTGATGGTTGGCGCAATGCTTGCCGTGGCTGGATTGGTCCTAATTGGCACCATGGCGTTGTTGGCCGTGGTTGGCTTGACGGTATTAGGTGCTGGCGCGGTGGTGGCTGCGGCTGGGATGGTTGTCCTGGGCGCGGCCACTGCCCTGGTTGCCAGCAAGGTACGGAGCATTGCAACAAACGCAGCCGCTGCGGCCGACAGTCTGGAGACAATGGTCGGTGCGGTCTCGGTCGTCAAGGAAGGACTCAGCGCCATTGGGGATATGGCTTCCAAAGCTATCAACTCATTGGTGAGTGCCTTCCAGGGTGGCACTGGAAATGCAATGGCTGCTGGTCAAGCATTAGCGAGTGCAATCGGTACTGGGATTCAAGCTGGCAGTGCCAGTGTGATGATGGCTTCCTCCATGCTGGTCATGGTAGCCATCAGTCGGATGCGGACAGGTGCGGCTCAGGCGTTCAGCGCTGGCTCCATGATTGGTGCCGGTCTGGCCGGCGGCATTATGTCACAGCTGGGTGCGGTGACTGCTGCGGCTGATGCATTGGTTGCACAAGCTGACAAGGCAGTTCGAGCCAAAGCGGATATTCATTCCCCGTCAAAACTGTTCGGTGAACTGGGTAAGTTTATGTCTCTAGGCGCTGCCCAGGGCATTACGGATAACCTAGCGCCGGTAGCGGCGGCCGGGAGTGCCCTTTCTAGCGCTGCGTATTCAGGTGCGAATAGTGGTGGCGTCGGTGTGGGTGGTCCTAGTAGTAATGGACCGTCTTATGCGCCATCCAGCTTAGGCTTGGCCGGGAATAGTAATACGACGAACAACAATCAATCGACCAGCCGGCAAGTAACAGTTGCTCCAGGGGCCATCGTGGTCAATGCAGCGACTGCCCAAGACGGTGAGTCGATTGTGCGGACAATTGAGGATTATCTGCGCGGCCGAGCTGATGCCGGTCTGTCGAGCTAGGAGGTGAGTTGATTGGATCATGTTGGCATTTATCTGACCAACGGCAGTAATGACACGATTGAATTGCCGGTCACACCAGCGGAATTGATGGTTAAAGGCGAGGTCGATGGCGATACAGCCACCGTGTTGGGCCTTGGCGAAATTAAGCGATATACGACACGCAAGCTGATTCCTCTGTCTGTTGAGTCAACGCTGCCGTTGACCTCTGACGCTCACTGGATTACGGCTCAAAATCCGCTGCCTGACGCTCAGTCATATATCGACTGGCTGACGGCTGCGCGTGATGCAGACAAGCCCGTGCGGTTTGTCCTGTCCAGTACACAAATCAATGTGCTGACCAAGATTGATAGTTTCGAGTTTGGTTTCAAATCAGGAAATTCGGTGGAGTATCACTTTACGTTGCCGCTCACCGAGTGGCGTGAGTACAAGGCCGAGCGGATGACCGTTAAAACTGCGCCATCCGGTCAAAAGACAGCTGCAAAGAAAGGAGTAGCACGTGCCGCCCCGGCTAAGAAGCTGGGGATCGGCTCAAAGGTCGTGGTCAACGGTCAGTTGTTCCGTGACTCATATGGCGGCGGGCCAGGTATGAAAGAACATAACGTACAACTCAAAGTCACGTTGTACGCACCAGGACGCGCCCGCCCATATCACGTGGCCACGCTCGGTGGGGTGCCGCAAGGTTGGGTATCGGCGTCAAGCTTGAAAGGGGTGTGATCAATGGATAAGGCGACAATGTTTCAAATCAATCGTCGGGGAAACCCGGAGCGATGGAATGTGCTGCCGATTCTTAAGACAACGCCTCAACTGGAGGTGGACACCGGCTTTGCCGCTGGATCCCTGACGTTCGACTTGATTGAAGTGCAGGACTGGTTCACGCCACAGAATGGTGATGAGGTCAGGTTCTCCTGGAACGGTGTCAAAGTATTCTTCGGTCACATTTTCAAAGTCTCATACACCGGCGATGAGGTATTTTCTTGCACCGCTTACGACAATATGCGATATCTGAAAAATCAGGACAGTATCATTTGGCCTGCTGGGACTGCCAGCCAACGTTTTGAAACTATGTGCAAGGCAGCAGGGATTCCGTATCGAGTGGTGACGGGATCCAGTTACAAGCTGCCAGCCAAAGTGTCCGATGGGGAGACCTATTTCGACATGATCAAGGCCGACCTGGACGATACGGCCACGGCAACGAGCAAACGATATTTTCTCCGCGACAATGACGGCACGGTTGAGTTCCTAGCCATGCCGTCTGCTAAGAGCAACATTGTTATCGGCGACAAGTCGTTGTTGACGGACTGGAAGTATGACACCAGCATTGATGACGCGGCGAATGTCGTGAAAGTGGTCAAGAAGTCAAAGAAGGATGAGGGCAAGACCACCGCTACCGCCAGCGACAGCTCCAGTGGCGATGATCCTGCCAATACAACACTGACCACACAATCGGCATCCGGATCCACGGTCAGCAAATGGGGTAAGCTGCAAGTCGTCGAGAAAGTCAATGACGACAAGATGAATGCAGCAGCCATGCAGCAGAAAGCCAAGGATATCCTGCGGACCAAGAACAAGGAAGAACGTACGCTGCGACTGACCGCGCTCGGCACGACTGAGCTGCGGGCTGGGGACAGCTGCTATCTGAAAGTGCAGAGCCTGACTGATATCGGCATTGGGCCCGCGCCAGGTCAATATCACGAAGCTCACGCACAAGTTTGACCCGAAGAATTGGGACAATGGATTCTGGAGGTGAGTATCTGATGGCCGGTGAATGGATGCTTGATCAAATGGCATTCGCGGGGCGGCAAGCCTAATGAATATGCTGATCTGGTTTTTGGCAAGGTCGTCAGCACATCGCCGCTCAAGGTCCAGCTCAGCAACTCGATGATCCTGACGGACAACTTCATCACGCTGGGCCTGCATGCGACCAAGCACAAGGTCAAGGTCAAATACAAGGACCGGACGGATACCAGCGACAATGAGCGGACTGAAGAGGTTGAAGTTGATGAGTCACTCAAAGCCGGTGACGGCGTTGTGATGATCCGCTCTGGACGGTGGCCAGTCATTTTTCGTCTTGGAGAAAACTGGGGGGTGATGAGTGATGGACAACCAAGGTGATGTGATTGAGGTCACTGCGCCGTCGCTCACCTATCGAGTGATCAACGGCCGGATTGTGGGCATGATTGACGGTCAGGATGCAGCACGCCAAGCAATCGATAAGATACTGCGGACTGAGCGGTTTGTCTGGCCCATTTATGATGATCAGTATGGCAACGACCTGGCCGAATTACTGGGTAAGGAAATGCCCATATGTGAAAGCTGAAGTGCGGCGAATGCTGGTGGAGGCTCTGAAGGCTGACGATCGGGTGAATGATGTGCAAATTAACAAGATTGAGCAGACCGGTAGTGATGAGCTGTCGGTTTTTGCTACTGTGACGACCCAGTTCGGACTGTTGAATATTGAAAGCGAGGTGACAACATGACGCCGCAGGAAATGGCCGACCAGTTGGCCAAATTGGATTATGACTATTGGAAGGACAAGGCACTTGAAAAGGTACCAAGCAACATCGACAGCCGCGAGGGCTCAATCATTTATGATGCACTAGCACCGTCTGCTTACAGCTTTGCCGAAGTGATCCTGTACATTCGGCAATGGATTCTCGATAGCTACACACAGACTGCTACTGACCAGTATCTGGACTACCGTGGGCAAGAACGGGGATTAACCCGCATTGCGGCGTCCAAAGCCGTTGTTACTGGTCGCTTCCTGGACCGAGACGGTAAACCGGTAACCGTGGAGGTTGGGGACCGCTTCGCCAGTATTGGTTCGTCTCCATATTTCTACGGTGTGAGCAAAGTCAACGACGATGGCACGGGTCAGCTTATCTGCGAAACTGCAGGCGATGCACCCAACCACTACATTGGCCAAATCCTGCCAATCACGCCGAATGATGACGTGGCCGATGCTCAAATCATCGAGATTAGTGTGCCGGCTCGCAACGTCGAGACTGACGATGAATTTCGCAAACGGATTCTGGCCAACTACAACGTCAATGCATACGGCGGTAACGTGGCAGATTATCAGGACATGGTGGCTCAGCTGCACACGGTGGGAGCTGTGCAGATTTATCCAACATGGGCAGGCGGCGGCACAGTCAAACTGGTCATCCTGGACAACGATTATTCGACGCCCAGTGATCAGCTGATCCACGATGTGCAGGCTGCAATTGATCCACAGGACATGCCTGGTGATGGCTACGGATTGGCACCCATTGGACATACGGTAACAGTCATTGGGCCGACCGAGCACAAGATTGATGTTGTGGTGACCGTTCAAACCGATGGCAGCGTCCAAGTGGCCGAAGTTAAGGCCAAGATTCACGATGCCATTGAAGCCTACTTTGATTCTGTTCGACGTACGTGGGGCAACATGGATATTGCTCACCGGTCTTACACGTTGCGGATTCTGCGGGCTCAAATCATCGCGGCCATACTCCGTATCCCCGGCATTATCAACGCCACGGACCTGACCATTGCTGGCGGCGATGTGGATATCAAGATGACGTCAACGGGCACACTGTCTGAGTTGCCAGTTGTTGGTGAGGTGACCGTCAATGGCTGAGTTGATTCGGCTGGAGAGCCTGCTGCCTGACTATTATGATGACGTGCTGGACATGCACGAGTTGATGAAAGCTGAGCAGCCACAGCTTGACGAGCTTTATGCCACCGTGATCCGTACTGGGCGAAATCAGTCCATTATGTTGGCGGACGTGGACGGCATTTCCGTTTACGAGGACATGCTCGGTATCACGCCGTTGACAGGTGCTGACCTGGAGACACGTCGTTATGATGTGCTGCTGCATTTGTTACCGCCCCGGCCGATCACCATTAAGTACCTGCGTGAGCTGCTCAAACTCATGGGATTTTCTGAGGCGACGGTACAAGTTGACGGGCCAACATTTCGCATTTTCGTGCTGACTGATTCGCTGAGTAAATCACTCACGCAGCGCCTGTTTGGAATGCTCAATCAGTATGTGCCGGTCAATTTGACGCTTTCTCACATGATTAAGACGGATCCAATGAGTGTTTATATCGGACAATCAGCTAGCGGACGTGCAACCACTGTAATTCCTTGGAATCATCGATTTGAGCACAGCATCACTGATCGGATACTAACTGCACAGGTGACGACACGACACAGCATGTATTTCATCGGTGCTGCACGTCATGCAGGAAATGAATGGAAGGAGGCTGAATAATGGCGACAAATCGAAACGTGTTTACTTCGGCCGGACTGCATTTAACAGCGCAGGTACAGGCCGGGCAAACCAAGATTATGTTTACACGGGCTGTGGCCAGTGAAATTGACTGGCGTGCAAAACCCGATGAGGATCTCTACGGCATGACGGCCAACGACGTACCGGTCAATCAGGAAGCTCAAGTGAGCGGTGCGAAAGTAGTTGATAATACAACGGTTCAAGTGGAAGTGATCTTTGATCAGTCAAAGACAGCTAAGGCATTTACGCTCAACACGTTAGCTCTATTTGCTAAACCAGTTGCTGACAAGACACCCGGAGATGAGATCCTGTATTCTATTGTCACATTTGAAACCGGACAGTACGTCTATCCTGACAACGCTGGCTCATCCCAAGTCTATTGGATCAGTTCCACAATCGGTGATACCGACAAGCTAGAGATTATCTTGCCAGAGGACGGCACGTCCGGTTTAGGGCAAGCGGCTCTAGACAAGTTGGAAGATCGAATCAAAGACACTTATGCTACCAAGGAAGAACTGGGCAAACCAGCTAGATCAGTGTCTATTAACGGTGGCAACAAGATTCTGCCAGCTACAGACGGAAACATTGCCATTGTAGTTCCCGCACCTGACATGAGTAAGTACACGCCAACTGATCAATTGGTGGCCAACTATTTGACTAAGGTCGCTGCGGCTGAGATGTATCTGACCAAAACGGATGCTGCCAGTACCTATCGGACAAGTGACCAAGTTAAATCAATAGTCACTGATGCCTTGGCGGTGTATATCAAGCCGATTGCACGAACCGCATACGACAAGTTGAGCGACGTTGATAAGAAAAATGGCATATATGCAATTGATGAGGGGGCATAGAGAATGGCGGTAGCAATTGATGATCGGTTGAGGAACACAATTTCTGTAGGAGGCCAAGAATACCATTACCTTACTAAAACCGAAAGAATTGTTGTGTATGAAGGGCCGAGTAATGCAGGCTTGGTTCCAACGTTTTCTGTGCCATTGCCAGCCGATATAACTGGACTGTTCATAAGATTTGAATTAGGAGCACTACCGTCACGAGATGCAGTTATCGATTGGACTGGTAAAACGGACATGGATCCACTGACGAGTAATGCAACCAACGTACAACAAGTCTTTTTGTATCGTGTGAAGCTGGTCAAACTGAGTGATCTGATTCAATCTGGATCGTTTTCGGGTAAGGATTTCTTAACGGGATTACGAAAAAGTGGAAAAAGTTCATATTTGAATCCAGGTGAAACCTGGCAAGGCGGGGGCGTAGTAGCAATACCGGATAGCACAATGGGGACTGTAACCACTTCGAACAATAAACTTAGTATTTCACCAAAAAGTGTAGACCCGTGGGCCAACAATCCTATTTATCCGATAATAAAAACAATTTACCGAGGGGCGGTTTCTTTATGGCTTTGATTATAAATGGTATAGAACGCCAGACAGTTAGTATTGGCGGGACAGAGTTCAAAAATCTGGGGGGGGGGGGGGTAAAGGCCCTCCTGTGGTCGGGTTCCATCTCACCTATGAACAAATCAGGTACAGTCACAGTGGCTTCAAAATCAACTAACGCGGTGGGCTTCAACAATGCTTCCAGATTCACGAGACTTGGCTTTCAATGTGTGGTTACTGCGGCTCCTTTACAATCTAGATTCTTATACAATTGGGATACCTTTTCTGATGCGGATATGGTTGGAACGATTGGAGACAGTGTAAACGGCAGAGGCTTGATTCGTACAGAGCCCTGCGAAGTTTCGGTTGATGACTTGAAAAATCCAACACAAATAACCTTCAATGCTGAAATACGTTCAAACGTGACTTTGACTGCGGATGATACGTGGCAAACATTACCCGATATAACGAAGAGACAATTCACACTCGGTAATGTGCAGCTTCAAGGAAAGCACTTAATATTTACCAACTTGGCTCTAACCCCAAACTTCATTGACCTTGTAAAATATTCAATTTCACCAATTTTTGTTCTGAGTACAATTTATGGTGTTTTGTAAGGAGGAGAAAACAAAATGGACGAAGAAATGCAAAAAGTTTACCGGACCTTCAAGACGATTCAATCGGATGGGTCATTCTTTGCAACAATGTATTGGCCGAAAAGTTTGCCGGTCGAACATCCAAATACAATCGATTCCATCCCAGATGATCTTAAGGCAAAGCTCCCATATTATGATTGGGACCACCTTAAATGGATCGATGGATCAGCTGACCTAGTTAAACTGCAATTAAGCCAATTTGCCGCAGACCTAAAAGATACCGACGGCAAAGCGGTCACTGCAGGTACAACTGCCACAACTGCGAAACAGACGGCTGATAGCGCGAACTCACAGGCCGAGCAGCTGCAGGCGGCACTGCTGGAAATTTCTGACTTGGTATTGTCCAGCACGATTGCTAAGGACGACGGCAAGACAGAGACCGCTGAAGGAGGTACAAAGGCATGAACGCCATTAAGCAGCTCTACGCCAAGGCCATCGCTGATGGTCAACGAACCATTGAATCCGTTCCGGAATTGATTCGGGATGACGTTAAGAAGTTAGTCGATGCAGCCGCTGCTGAAAAGTAGCGGTATTTATTTGCCAAAAATTGAATGGAGGAAATTATCATGTTGAATTTCAAATTTTCCGCGCTTTCTGCCCTGTACGCCGCCAACGTCCTAGATGGCGGCCGCAAGATTGAAGAAGTCCCTGAAGTGATCCGTCCCCAGGTCCAGAAGATCCTCGACACAGCAAAAAACGCCGATACTGGCAAGCCGCAGGCCTAATCCTGATCGTGCTTGTCAGTTTTTGTATCGGCTATTGGTGCGGGGGGAGGTGAGGACAATGTGGAAATTAATCCGGGCCAATCCGATGCATACCGTTGTCGGGTTGGCGCTCGTTGGAATCGGTGTGTTTCTGATTGACCATGACCAGTATTTCCGCTGGCCGCCGCACAGCTGGCTCCTACTAGTGGTTAATGATAACTGGACCGGCGCAGTGTTCATCGCTACCGGCGTGTTTTTCTTGCTTTGGGTATTGGACAGAGGGCGGTCGGTCCGTTGGAATCGGGCGTTGGTCATGGTGGCGACCTTCTTATTCGGTGCACTCTCGGTCTATCAATTCCTGCACTGGATTGGGCTGGGGACAGATTCCATGCCATGGATCAGCAATGCGCTCAATACTGCCTTCGTGATCTACATGGCGCGCAAGAGCGACACGGAAGATCATGGAGGTGGCCGATTTGAATGATTTCCTCAAAGCAGCGGCACCCGTGCTCCAGATCCTCGTGCCGGTCGTGCTGACTTACATCGCCTACCTCCAATTTGCCAAGAAGAGCAAGCACGACGAAACAAACGATCTCATTGATGGATACAAACAGCAGATTGAAAGCCTCAAGGAACAGCTTGCCGATATGTACCAGAAGTATAAGGATTCCGAGACAAGCAACGCTGAATTGCGAAAGCAGCTGAACGAACGAGAGAAGGGTGAATGATGAACGAACTGACAGCGAAGAAAAATGAAGGCATGGCCAGCACACAGGTTATGCTGCGGGTGGCGGATATCCTGAATGGTCGCGGTGCTATCGAAGACGTGGAACCATTCCTGCGTGATCAGGTGGCGCATGAGTTGGATATGTACAGCAACCAGCGCAAGAACACGGTCCAGATCGTGACTGATGGTAATGTGCCCGCAAAGGAGGAGACGACTGATGGATCAGCAACTGATCAATAATATCGTCCAGGTGATCGTACTCATTGTGGGCGCGGTGCTTGCTTGGTTTATGCGCAACAGCAACCAGATTAAGGAGGCAGCCAAGGACAACCAGGCCGCTCAGACTACAATCGACGTGATCAATAAGGTGGCCACGTATGTTGTGCACGAATTGCAGACGGGGAACCTGGACAACGGCCAGAAACGGAAGGCTGCCATCGATGCCATTACGTCCACGCTGCACACACTTGGATTGAAGGATGTGTCCCGTGACGTGATTGCCGGTGCCGTTGAGTCTGCTGTCTCTGCCATGCACCTGGCCTGGGACAAAGAGACGGTGATCAAGACGGAACCAATCAACGTGACGGCAAAGCTCCCGGCACATTCCTCCAATTCCCCAGCGAGCCAGCAACTGACCTACTATCCAGACAGCCAACTGGCGGTGGATACCAATGGCGCCACCTACACGCTGACCCGCCTGGGTAGCGCACTGACTAAGGAAGCGGCGGAAAAGCAAGAGGCAGGGGGCGGCCCAATCAATGGCTAATGCACAGCAGTTCTTCGCGGCCATCAAGTCGGGTGCCCTCCAGTCATGGGGTAAAGGTGTGCTGCCATCCGTGACGGCTGCCCAGGCTGCCATCGAATCCAGCTGGGGCACGTCTCAACTGGCGCTGCCACCGAACAACAATCTGTTCGGGATCAAGGGCAGTTACAATGGTCAGTCCGTGACATTTGCGACCAAAGAGTATTACGGGTACTGGACAACAATCTACGCCCAGTTCCGGCGGTACCCTGATTGGAGCACCAGCGTCCTGGATCATGCCAACTTCTTCGTTGACAATTCCAGATACCACAATCTGTTGGGTGTCAAAGACTACAAGCAGTTTGCCCGCTTGGTCCAGCAGGACGGCTACGCAACGGCTCCCGCATACGCCAACGCAATTATCTCCACCATCGAAGCCAACGGTTTGGCCCAGTGGGATCAAGAAGCATTTGGTCAGACTGGCTGGCCGCGACCAGCGATTGACGAGTCCATTGCTCAGGTGGTGTATCAGCCTGGATACGGCGTCAACACGTTCCACGCTAATGGCCAATGGACGGGCCGGCGGCTGTTGCACGGCACACGCTGGAAGTCTCTCGGAGAACGGATCATCAATGGCGAACCCATGCTGCTGGTCGGCAACGACGAGTATTTGCCGCGACGTTACACCAACCTGGATGACAGGGTGATCACCATCAACTACACGGCCGGATACGGCGTCAACGTGGTGGACGGCAACGGCAAGTTCTGGGGCCGGCGTCTGAAGACGGGTACCCGGTGGAAGACATTCGGCAAGAAGACAATCAACGGCAAGGTGTACTATAACGTCGGTGGTTCTGAATGGATCCCCAAACAGTACACGCAATTCGGACCTGGGAAACCTTGACCCAATACGATAGTAGAAACGCCCTCTGGCAGCCAATAATTGGTATTGCCGGAGGGCGCTTTTTTTGTGCGGTTGGGTCTTTTTGTAATGCCATAAATCAGCATACAAATCGCGTGGTTGAGCCATTTGCAAAATGAGTAAAAAATCAACAAGCCCCAGGAGGGCGTCGAACCCTTTGTTAGACGGGCATTAGAGCCGCTTTGACTAACGCTGTACTAACCGACCATCTATGAAAACAGACAACCATGCGGGTTATATGGATTATCTTACCCCGATCACCGGTATATTTTGGGAGAAACTTCGGTTTCTCCCTTTTTCTTACGTCTTCTGAAGCCCGGTGCGACGGGATTTCTGTGTTTTAGAAGACGAGAGAAAACGGGAGAACAAAACGGGATGACTAACATGTGACTAACAAGGACGGGGATAGCATGTTCTAGGCTGGTATTCTGTTAGTCAACTGGCTCTGCATCCCTTGCCGCCCTAAGACAGAGCGGATATTGCTTTTGCTATCTCTCGCTTGGTCATACGGTTCAAAATGTGAGCGTAGGTCTTGGCCGTGATGCCGATGTTGTCGTGGCCCAACCGTTTGGACACATACTGGAGATCTACGCCGGCTGCTAGCAGGTAGGATGCGTGCGAGTGGCGAAGACCGTGGAACGTGAATCCTTCCTTGTTGATTCCCAGATGCTGCATGGCCCGTCGTAGTTCCTTGTTGACCCCGCTGGAGGCCGGTGGCGTGCCGTCTGAGCCGGCAAACACCAACTCGTTGGGATTTGCTGCCGCCCGGACCCGCTGCGTTAGGATGAGCTTGTGGAGCGATTTGATCAGGGCCGGTGGGACATCGACAATTCGATTGCTGCTTTCGGTCTTCGTTGGCTTGAATGTGTTTCCAGCAACGACGTAATCGTAATTTTTGTTGATGTCCAGCGTACGCTCTTTCTCGTTGACGTCAGAAAAGGTCAGTCCGGCGATCTCGGACAACCGAGCACCGGAATAGATGGCCGTCTGGATCATGGTCAAAGCTAAGCGTTCCGGCGTGGCGAACTGATCAACGTATTGGCGCAACCGTTCAAAGTCCTCTGCCTCCAGATACTTCAGAGACTGTGGCTTGCCTTTCTTCCCACCGATAGTGGGCCGGTCAGCAATGTCCCGTTGGAGGTAGCCGTCATCGTAGGCCGCCCGGATTGCTGAATGGGTATGGACGTGCAGCTTCTCCACTGATTCCTTGCTGTGAACGTGCCCAAAGCCGTCGTCTGCGTACCAGTTCAGGTACTTCTGATACTCGATCCTGGTAAGCGTCTTGAGCGGGTGGTCCTTCCAGTATTCCCGGATCGTGTTGGCACTTGTCTTGTACTTCAGCAGAGTGTTGGGAGACACGGCCGGTTTCTTATAGGTATCTACCCACTGATCGAAGTAATCAGCTAGGGTGATGTCCGGCAAGATTGCGCCGGCGTTGATTGACTTCTTGGCGGCTTCTGTGGCTTCATAGTTCTTCGCCTCACGCTGAGTGCGGAAAGACTTGGTCCGGTACTTGCGTTGGCCGGTCTCGTCCTTATAGTCAATCTGGGCAACCCAAGTGTTGCCGCGTTTGAAAACTGACATGATGATCATCCTTTCTGTGTGGTACAATGAGTACACGAAGACGGCACTCCGAGAGTGTTGTTTGTCTAGGCGTCCACCCGGTCACAGCCACGATCTGGGGTGGACGCCTTTTTATTTGCGTCGCTCGATTTTTTTCTGCTCAGTAATATTTTCCGTGAGGACGTGTAGCTGTTCTCTGGCCATCTTGTTGAGTTTTAGCGTTCGCTGAATATTTGACTCACCGGATTTTATTAACTCAGCATTCATGCTCTCCAAGTTGGAAAGAACGGTAAGTTGCTCCAATGTGGCATTGTCGCGAATATTCCCTTTTGCATTCGGGTGGCGTTGGTGCCACTCGTTCGCTGTCAGACCGAAAAGTGCTACATTTAACCTATCAGCCTCACTGGCATACGTATATGCTGCTTGAGCTTTTGTCAATTCTTTTGGAATTAACCGTTCTTTGATGGCGTTGGTATGAATCTTGTAGTTTGTCTTTGAAAGCAATCGCCGCACATTCCATTCCAGATTCTCTGGAGAACTTTCCTGCTGTTTGAGTTGTTGGTAATCCTTAATCAGATACAGTCTAAACTCCGGTGATACCCATGAAGCAAATTCGAAAGCAATATCAGTCACCGCGTAAGTTCCGCCATATCGGCCTGGCCTGGAGGCAATACCAACTGCGGCAGTCACTTTGATCCACTTTTGCGGGGTTAGGGTAAAAGCATTTGAGCCTGCTTCGGTCAGTAGATTAGTGTAGGCTTCATTGTTGAAGGCTTCATTGTGTAGTTGTTCCCATAGACCTAAATACTCAATTGTGCTGTGGCTGCGCATCCAATTTCGAATAACTTCACCTGGTTCGTCGGGATTTTTGTACTTGGCAATATCAGTTAGACTGATTAGGTCTGTTTGCTGAGATCCAGTGCTGATTAGACGGATGTTCGTCCCGTCGGTACTTATTGTTTCGACTTTTGATTTCATTAGTCGCTTCTCCAATCAGATTCTAAACCTGTCGAAATCGACAGGTTTAGAAATAATAGGCTGTGGATAACTTTGTGGATAGCACTTATCTGCAAACGTGTAAACACAACTTTGCTTCTATTTCAAATTGACTTGCGTTTTTGTTGCTAATACGC